ACTAATTTAGTCAAATAGTTTGCAGTAGATTCATTGTCTCCCCTAAGCATATCTTGAAAATCGAAATCTATCTCGTATTTAACTTTTTGAAGTCTTGGAAGCAAAGATTGAATAAGCGATTGCTCTATTCTATTAACAAGGGGTCTTAGTGTGTGTTTAACAAAAGCAATTGATTGCTGCTCGCTATTTGAAAAGGTTGAATTTGAATTTTCATGAATAAGAGATGGTGGAACTCCAAATGCCCTGCATATCTCTTGAACGCCAAATCTTCTTGACTCTATAAACTGGGCATCACTGTTTGACATCGTTAGCGGAGTAAATTGCATACCAGAATCTAAAAACATAGTCTTCCCTGCAGATGCAGGCCCAGCAAACTTTTTATTAAATACGTGCATAATCCTGGACGCAATCTCAGGAGCGATCTCTTCATCGGTTGAGATTACGCCTCCAGGTCTAACAGAGTTAGGCCCAAAGACGCTATCTTGGTGGGTACTCATAGATATATCAGAATTGATAACCCTTCCTAGATAAGAAAGCGGTGTTATTGGAGTTAAAATGTCTGAGTGCGCCCCCTTAACATGAAGCATTTGATTTCTGTCTAATCTTTCAAACCTTTTATCAGGCCCACTACCCTGAGAGTAAGTAACCTCATAATAGATATCAGTCCCGTCCGCCGTAGGGTTTACGCTAACACTGTCAGGATGTAGAGGAACCAATGCAACAACATCGCCTTGAGCATTTCTAAAAACCCTTGAAAACGCACTACCCCTAAGCATCAAATGAATAACCATCTGCTCACGCCATTCATAAGAACTTTGTAACTTATTAGGGTCTATCGCTAAAACTCTATAAAGAGGGTGGTCAGGGGTAAACTCACGATTCCCTTTGTGATTATTTTTATAAATTTTAACTGGTAGTGAAGCGATTGACTCGGATAATAGCTTCACGCAAGCGTACACGGTTGCCGATCTCATTCCAAACTCGGCACTAACCCTATCCCCACTATATCCTAAGGATAATCCTAGCGAATCATAGTTTATAGAGTTTTTAGGTTTAAATGCGGACTTAAACCTTTGAAGTAAACCCACTTCACATCCTTGATAGGGGTAGTTATTAATCTAATTTATTATACCGCCCTTTACAACTATATGGTAGTTTTTAGAAATTGAAACTATCAGATAAAATTATAACTTTCATAGAATCACTAAACCAACCAACAGGGGACAACGCCGGAGAACCAATGGCCCTCATGGAATGGCAGAAAAATATAATCCGTGAAGTTTACGATCCCGTAGACTCAAATGGACTAAGGATTGTTAGCGAGGTTGTCCTTAGCGTGGCGCGTAAGAACTGTAAAACAACGCTATGCGCTGGAATAGGTCTAGCGCACTTATGGTTACCTGATTTAATCAAAATCAACCAACAAGTGCAAGTAATAGCGTGGTCTAGGGAGCAAGCTGGTCATTTATTTGACTCTATGGCAAGTATGATCAGGTTAGATGACGAGCTTATCTACGATTTTAATATAGTTGATTCAAGAAAGCGCATAACTCACAAAGAAAGTGGCGGTTATGTAAAAATAGAGACAGCTGACGCCGGAACCATACATGGAGGAAACCCATCGCTTGTTTTAGCTGATGAATGTGGTAACTGGTCAGCAGAAAAGGGACGAGACGTTTACTCAACTATTACAACAGGGTTTGGAGCAAGAAAAGAATCTCTGATTATGATGCTATCAACTCAATCTGCTACCGATGCCCATTTCTTTAGCGAGAAAGTCGATTATGGTAAGGAAGTTAACAGTGGGAATATTAAAGACGATTCTTTTAAAGCATTTATTTATGAAGTGCCAGAGGACGCCGATGTATTTAATGAGCGCAATTGGATTTTAGCAAATCCCGCTATTGACGAGGTTAGGTCTAGGGAGGATATGCGGAAAAAGGCAAAAGAGGCAAAGCAACTCCCAGCAATGGAAAACAAATTTAGGCAATTATTTTGCAACCAGCGAGTGGATTCAAACGCCCCATTTATAAGTAGATCGGTATGGAAGGATAACGGCGGCAAAATAGATTTTGAGGCGCTAAAGGGTAGAGCTTGTTTTGGTGGACTTGATTTATCTAGCAGAACAGACCTTACCTCCCTGGTTTTAGTTTTTCCGTCCACCGACAAGAATCCTACCTTTGATGTTATCCCTTTTTTCTGGAAGCCAGAGGATTTATTAAAGGAGCAGTCACTAGTTGACCGAGTTCCATATGTTACATGGCATAAGCAAGGTTTAGTAGAGGCAACGCCTGGAAAAACTATCGACTATATTTATGTGGCGGAAAAAGTTAAAGAGCTAAACGAGCTATACGATATAAAGACCATATACTTTGATAGATGGAAAATAGAGGACTTCAAGAGGGATTTAAAAAGAGTCGATTGCCGGGTTAAGTTAGAAAGCTGCGGTCAAGGTTATAAGGATTTTTCCCCGGCCGTTGATGTAGCAGAACAACTCCTAATCGAGAAAAGATTAAGGCATAACTCAAACCCCGTACTTACCTGGTGTGTGGCAAACACGGTTATTATGATGGATCCTGCTGGGAATAGAAAGCTAAACAAGAAAGAAAGCTATGGGCGTATTGATGGAACCGTTGCTCTTTGTATGGCACTTAGGGGTTGGGAGATATTGCAGGCAAAACGCTTTGCCTCGGTATATGACGATGATTCTTTCTATGATTCATTCTAACAAGTGTTGTCGCTTTGAGTTTGGGGATTTAATTTCAACCGTTGTCTCAGACATTTGCTGCCTACTAGACACACATACCCTTAACTTGGTTGCTAGGAGTCCCATTATCTGCTGCTGGTCTTTTAAAATATCTGCCCACTTGCTTTTATGTTTTTTGCCGCTTCTATCGGTGTAAATCCATCCCTGTTCATTTAGTTTATCAAAACATTTTTGCACGGTTGCATAGGACTCGCAGAATGTTCTAAGAAGTGGGTAATCGGACTTAATAAAATGCGCCGCTGGGAGAGATTCTACTATATCATCCCAAACCACTACCGCCTCGATTGATATATCATCCGGGGGGTCTATTCGTTTAAGATTTTTTAACCGGGATGACTTAGATGATGTACGTCCACGCTCGCCCATCTACTTCTCATACTCCACGCCATTTTTTCGAGGGCCATTATCACTCCAGCCCGCAACATTTTTAAGTGTGAATATCATAAGTGATGTGTTGGAACCTGAAAGCGCCATTTGCATTGCCTTTTGGATTAATAAATACTTTACTTGTTTACTCTTTTGCTTACGGTATGCAACAAAAGTCATTCCATATTTTCGCTTGACGTTGTGAAGTAGAGCGTTTCTTGAGCAGTTGAATATACCGCAAATGTCCGCCTCTGTGGGGTAGAACTTTATTATTTTGTCGAACAGATCCCAGTCTATATCAATACAGGGTCTACCCATTTTACTTTGTGTCTTTGTAACTTCTTTTTTTGCCATCTCTAATTAGATAAACACTGTCGGGGTTATTTGTAAAATCAATATACCTCTGCACTATCACGTCAATATAATGTGGGTCGAGTTCCATGCCATAACATTTACGATTAGTTTTTTCACAAGCGATTAGTGTTGAGCCGGAGCCGAGGAAGGGGTCTACAATATTAACCAAGCCCTCGCCCCAGTTATTAATAAACCATTCAATCAAAGCGATAGGTTTTTGAGTAGGGTGTACTCTAGTCTCATTCTTTTCTTTTGCGGTAAATCCAGACCATAAAAATCTAGCAATCAATCTTTTATGATGGACTTTGCTCCAACACAATTCAAACCCACTACCAATGCTTTCATCTAAACCTTCTTTTTTCTTATCCCACACCACTAAGGAACCGCCTTTTGGTAATTTATCCGAGTAGTAATCAAACCCCCACCAAAACTGCTCTTTAGTGTTCTCAAAAAAATTTAGAAACATAGTTGGGTCAAAATCTTTATCATCTCCTATAATTTTTTTATATGTATTCCCTTTAACTTTTTCAGTTTTAGCATAAGCAGTATCCAAACCAATCCCATAAGGTGGGTCTGTAAAAACCATATCCGCTTTCTCTCCACCCATTAACAACTTTAAATTTTCCTCAACCGTACAATCCCCACACAATATTTTATGCTCCCCCAACTCCCAAACATCCCCCAACTTAGAAATCGAATCCCCAACCTCCGGCACCTCATCCTCTTTAGGATTATCAACTTCGGGGTCGGTGTAGAATTCATCTTTAAAATCACTGAAATTTATGGCGTCAAACTCGAACCTGGCATCCATCTCATCGAAGCCGATGTGAGAATCGCTTAAAAACTCAAAAAGGCCATCGTCGGTCATCTCACCATAATTTGATGACAATGCAAGTATGAGTCTCCTTGCGTGGGTTTCTGTGCCAGCGTGGACTTCGACTGCCGGGAATTTGTCTGGCATCTTAATGCCCTCAGCTTTCATTTTGTTTAGTGTACGATGCCTTTGCGTGCCATCTACTATTTTGTCATTCCATAACATGAATGGCGCAACGAATCCCTCGTTTAAAATTTCATTTCTCAGTTTTTGATAATTCTTTTCAGACAAATCCTTTAAGTCTTTTTGGATAGGTGTTATTTCAGATAGA